TCAGTTTAAAAATGTTAAGGTTACTCCTAAAGGTATTTCTGGGGTAGATGGTATTAAGGCTACAATGCCTGCATCTATTATGAATGACACTGAAGTTAAGTCTTTCTTAGATGCTATGTCAGCTGAACCTGATTCACATAAACACTTTGTACAAGTTATGGATTATCTTATAGACTTGGCTAAGTATGATGAATCTATGAAAGCAGGTAAGTCATTCCATACTTCTATAAACTCTATTGAGATTGATGGTATTTCTAATGGACTAGCTTCTATGTTTTCTGCATTAGGTATGGAGAGTAAACTATATAGGGTTGGAGTTAAGAGAGCTGCAGGTCAGGAGAAAATCCTTGGGAACTTTAAGGATATACCTAACAGGGATGCCTATGAAGGTGATATCAGGGATACGCTACAACAAAACCTTGAAGAGTTTTTAGAGGGGGATGTGGGGTCTGGTGTTCTGTTTGATAAGGCATGGATGCGTAAGTATGGTTATGGTGAAGATCAAGTAGAAATGCTTAGAGACATAATTAGAACTGCTTCGTCAAACAAAAGTGACTTCAGAAAGATGCCACTTATGACATTTAGCTATGGTCAAGAGTTATCTAATTTGATTGGTTCTGTTTATGATACCATCTTAGCTGACGCAGATCTTAAGTCTACTATTGAAAGTGATTTTCCTGGGGGTATACCTAAAGCCGCTGAGTTCCTTAATGACTTTAGGAACCTAGCTATTGAGCTTACTCTGGGTACAGAGATAACAGAGTTTTCTTCAAGCCTTAAGAGGTTTGTTGAGGTATCTGCTATATACAATAGACCTGTAGTATTAGACAGTGCATCTGGTGGTAAGGTTTCTTTTGGTGGGTTTATTACTAAAGATGATCCTACTAAGAAGCAATATGCTACTAGGCCTGCGCCACCAATAGATAAAGGTGGTAGACAGATAAGCCGTAAGAAACTAGAAGACCAGATTAAGAAGGCTAAAACACCTAAACAAAAAGAAGCTTTGCAACGTCAGTTAGATAGATTACCTGCAGAAACTAAGGCTGTTATTAAGCCTAAGATTTCTACGTTTAGTCCGCATGCTGAGAAGCAAGGTATGATTGGTGCAAGAGCCCGAGGTTCTATACTGATTGCTTTTGGTCAGGGTTTTGATGGTGCTACTATGCTTAATGTTTTTGCAGGCAAGAACTGGAATAATATTACTAAGCAGAATGGTGGTAGAACACCTTTTATTTTACCTATCTATGACGCTATTGTGACTGACCTAGGTTCTATGCAAGCATCAAGACAAGCTATTAATAACTCATGGGTTGATCTAACAACTAATGGTAAGGTTCTTAAAAGTTTACAAGATAATGTAACAGGGAATGTTGTCTATGGAAGGAAAGAGTTTAAGCGGATGGCTGAAGAGTCTCCTAAGAAACTTATAGATCAGGAAGAACATGGAATGTTAGTAGGGTATATAGCCAGTAAACTAATCCGATTAACTTCAGCTGATCCAGACCTCAAGGAAGTAGGTAGGGATTTGCGTCAAGAGTTATTGAGTGAAGGTGCTACATACTTAGACTTGTTTGCAGCTCAGGAGTTCTTACTTAAGAATGAGTATGAACTGGGTGATACTATCCCTGCACAAGTTAGCAAGTTAGTAAGGAATGCGAATGAAAGATCAAGGAAGGTAGCTCAGAATATCAAAAAGGATTATGATATTATGGGTACTGAAGCAGAAGTACTACAGTACGCTGCTGACGATTTAAAACTTAGCAAAGTCCTTAAGACCTTTGACGAGGGATAGGAACTTACCCGACTTATACTAATAGCAATAAAAAAGGGGCCCGCTAAGGCCCCTCTTGGACCCCTTAATTGGGGTCCTTTTTTTTAATAACCTTTCTTATTTAAGATAGGCTCTGCATGGTTAACGGTAGCTCTAGCTTTGTTTGCTAGATCGTTAGCCATACTTTCAGCTACCTCAGGGTCTAAGCCCTGGGCAATGTACCCTGCAAAGTTCTCTGCAGCTACATGTTCGATGATAGCATCATTGATCTCTGGTGTGTACGCTAGCTTAGGGTCTAGTCCTAACTCCTCAACGTAATCCATATCATCAATGCCATCATGCCTCATAATGTTATAAGACTTCTTACTCATACTCCACTTCCTTATATACTTTACCGATTGATATATTAATAAATGGTAATAGGATTATAACCCCTTCCATACACATGGTATCTATATCACCAGTCTCTCTGTTCATTGTCCATACTGGCCGTGAGTCTACAAACTCAAGGTCAATACCCACTCCATTTCTTATCTCACCAGATATAATGGTATCTTTAATACTAAAATTCATTACTCATCCTTTACGAATACGCCGTCAACCATTCGCCCTGTTCGTGTACTGATAACCTCATAAGCTTGATTGAGACAATCGTACAGGTTAGTGTTCCAAAGCTTTGATTGCATGATTAGTGTTACAAGTATATCACCAATAGCATCTATAGCTTCCTCTCTGTCCTCAGCCTTGATGGCATCAAACAACTCTATTACTTCCTCTTCTGTCTTGGAGAACTGCTTTAGCTTACGCTCAGTAGACGGAAGAGCATCTGTAAGGATACCCTTAGACCACCCCCAATCAACTACTTTAGATTCCAGATCTTCAAATATTTCATAACCACTAGACATCTTCATTCATTACCTCCAAGGACCCAAGGGAAATCATATTAGCGTAGAGTTGAAACGCACCAATGATGGCTACGTTAGATACCCTACCGTTATACTTAAGGATTATTTCTTCAAGGTCAGTGACTAAAGCCTCCTCAATCTTGAAGTGATCTTCCGTTAAAACTGGTGTGTCTGTATCTACTACACCAGGCATTGTTAATACTTTTTTATTTTTCATATGTAATCCTTAGGTTAAGAAAAGAAATAATCTGAGCTAACTACTTCCTCTACTTTGAGGGTTCCTAGCTCGGGTTGTTGTACAGAGTATCCCTTGAAGTTTTCAATCAACATGGATTGTATTCTATCAAAGAAGTTGTTTACGTTGTATAGCATAGCAAATTGCCACTTAGTGTGCTCGACTAATTTATCTATGTCACAAGCATGGGTAGAGAATGAATCATGGATAGCCCCAAAGGTCCCAGGGAATGCTTCAATAACCTTAGCCATATGGGCTGCATCCATTGAGTGTACAAAGTTAGGTGAACATCCAGATGCAAAGGACCTTCTACAAGGTATTCTGTTACCCTCTTTCGTGGTTACAGGTATCTTTACACTATGTCCTATCCTGCCTACTGTACGTATGGTGCTTCGGAACGTCATGTTCTTTTGCTTCCATACCTCATAGAGCACAGGGAACCCTGAGGGTGTAGTCCATTGTAGACAAGTATCTCCGCTTTCGATTATGAAGTTAGTTACCTTCTGCAGAAACTTCATGGTCTTTAGGGGACCAACACATGTATCGTTAATAGCAAGGATTAGATTACGTGCAAGTAACTCACAGTCCTCTTTGGTTACCTTATACTTCTTATGGTAACCTTCAACCTTACAATCATGATACATATTCTCTGCTATCTTACGTTGACCTGCAGAGTAGGCTCTTGTCATAGACCCACGTTTAGCGATCCCTTTCCTAATACACTTCATTGGCATATTACGTTCAGCAAACCAATCAGGCATTCTCTTTATTAATCGTTTAGCTACTTGTACATAGAAGTCTTTCTGTATCTCTTGGGGTACAAGGGATACTAACTCACCTGCTTGTTTGTCTTTGGACATTGCAGCTAGGTGTTGCCACCCATTGTTACTGCCATCTACAGGTATTGGTAAGTGTGACTTGTAATCCTCACCAGTCTCAAGGTATCCCTTAAGGTCCAGTGCACATGCCAATAGAGTTACTGGTTTCTCTGCGTCCATCTTGAACTCCAGGTTCTTTGCAGAATCCAGAATCATATTGATGTTCTTCAGAGTCCATTGTGCTCTATCATCTAAGGTCATCTTGTCTACTGAGATAGTATCCAAGCCTTCCTCTTCTAAGTGTGCCTTGTAATCTTTGCTTAGCCACGGCATAGTCTCCAGCTCATCTAACGTATATGACTTGTTGTATGAACAGGCAGTATGTATGCACAGCCAATAGTAACCTCGAGGTCCTAGGCGTTTACCTTCATCAAACTCAAACAAACCCTTAGCTATATCAGAGCCTTGGAAGTTTAAGAATGATTCCGTGTAGTATACCCTACCTCTATAATCACATTCGACTGCTTGATAGAAAGTCTGATCACCAATTGCATTAGCCTTGTTCAGTACGAACTTCATTTCAATACGTTTAGACTTACCCTTATCGGATGAGTCTTTCATATCTACAAACTTAGATACGTTATCTCTCATAGCCTTTACAAGGGTAGTGTTTAAACGCCATGGAACTCTCTGTAGCTTGTCTAAAGCTTTTACAAAGGGCTCATCAAGGCATTGGTTAAAGTCTCTCTCAGAGGTCATACGTTTGATATACGGCCTCTTAGTTATTGGGTTACGTAAGCCAGTTATACGTGGGAATTTCCTGAAGCTAGTACCTGTTAAGGTTGACCCTTCATATGCGGGTGGTATGTCTCCTAGTTCTTCCCAAGTATCTGTAAGGTATATCACATAAGGTGCACGATAACCTTCATACTCACGTTCAAGCTCCATGTACCCTAAGATTATAAAGGCTTCTACAAACAAATCACCTACACAAAATAACTCTGTATACGTACTGTTAGTTAAACCTATCCTGGATACTACAGCTAACCCTATGGCTGATGATGTAGCAGTTAGTTTGAATGGTTTCCCATTGGTCCTACGGGACTTTAGGAACACACTCTGTGCAGCCTGTACTGCTGCAATAACTAACTCCTCATAGTCAACACCATAATCTACATGCCTGTTTAACAACTCGATGCCCGAGTGATTCCTACCTCGGGCACCTTCTCTATTACTTCTTATATACTCTGCTACTTTATGGATAGCATTAGTCATCTAAGCTCCTGCATTGTAGTCTAAGAAATCTACTTGACCTTTCAATCGTTTTGTTCTCTGGTCATAGTAGGCAGAACCACAGTCACCTGTGAGACCAGTAAATCTGGACTTGAGAACTCTCAGGTGTATGGTGTTGCGCTCATCTTCATTCTGTGCAATTAAGTTACGTGCAAAGGTAATGATGTCAAAGCTAATTTGTTTGATCGAACCTGACCCCTTGATGTCATCAATAGAAGCTAGGTGTCCCTCTTCGAAGGACTTACCCTGAGACTTACGTAGGTGGGATATAATACCCAACCATACATCATGCTTCTTAACTACCTTAAGTAAGTCAGACATGATAGCATCAATAGCTTCATTACCTGTCTTACCATCAGAGCCTTCTGACACTGCAATAGTTATGTGGTCAAGCACTAGGTATTTACAGCCTAGTAAACAAAGGTTTTCTATCTGATCTATAAGAGATGAATCTGATACAGCACCGTTGTGATCAAGCAAAATGAGACGATTATCTCCAAATACTTTATCAAAAGCTTTTCTCTCCTGTTCTTCTGTAGGATCTTCAGGTGTAAACATCTGTATAAACTTTTGAGCGGAGTCACCGATAGATTCCTCTAGTGATATCATCCCTATGTTATCTTCGGTTTCTGTCTTCAGTTGTAAGATGATCTCCTTGATCATTGTTGATTTACCGCTACCTGTACCTGAGGTAAACAGAGTAATCTCTCCCTGCCTCATACCTGATAGCTTATCGTTAAGTCCTTCTAGACACTTGGGGTAAGGCACAGATTTAACTGTCTTACGTTTAGTAAACTCTTCCCAAATATCTTCCCCTCTTACTACGCTTGCTGGGGTATACTGTCTAGCACCCCAGAAAGCACTGATGATTGCAGAGTGACCATGCTTTATTAGTGTTTCACATGGGTCATTCTCTGGCAAGTGTGCTACCTTTACTTTATCCCAACCAATAATCTTGGCGGCCTTGTCGATAGCTTTCTCACCTGCTTCATCTTGGTCGAACATAAGTACAACCGTATCAAAAGATCTTACCCACTCCCTGTTAGCAATCAATGGGTTTAGATTACTAGATGAGGGCAGGGAAACTACAGGGTATATCTTTCCACTTTGACTTAGGTTTGCTTGGGCTACAGCCATAGCATCCAACTCACCCTCAGTGATAGTCAAAGTCTTACCGCCTTGATTAAAAGACGATTGACCAAAGAGTTCAATGTCAGAGAAGTTACCCTTGACCTTGAAGGCCTTAGGTAGTTCTCGTATCTTGAACGCTGTAGTCTTACCCTTAACCGTGTAAGGATAGTAGTGTGCCTCGATAGTACCATCCATATTGTACGATACTTTCATTCCATAGTGCATTGCAACTTGCTTAGTAATACCTCTCTCTTGAACCCCTCGAGTATCATAGGATTCAATTGTTTCTAATGTTTCAGTTGCTACTGGAGTCTTTGGTTCTGGCATATCAGTTTCTCTATCTTTTTCTACTGTAACTTTCCCACAAACAAAACACTTACCAATACCGTTGGAGTACATACCAACACCATCAGAAGATCCACAATGTTTGCAGGGCATATGTTTTACAAATCTATCTTTAGTCATTAAGACCACCGCTGTTCTTTAAGATTCTTTACTATCTGTCTCTTCTTCTGAGACTGCTGTTTCTTCTGCATCCGTGCGGCTTTCTTGTTCCTTGAACTCTTCTCGTATATCGTCTGTGATTCCGACAAGTCTTTGTCTTGTTTCATTGTCTACTGATTCCTTAGGTATAAATTTGATTGCACCTATTTGTCTGTTAAGAAATACAGGAGTACCATCAGGGTACTTCTCTGTTAACACATCAAGATCCCATTGTACCTTAACTTCTCCTGCAGATAAACCACCTTTGGTTTCAAACAGTTGTAGTATCTCATAGGTAAAGTACTCTTCACCAAGGTTACTTATCATTTTATTGATGTGAGATGATGAGCTACTATAGGTTTTCCAGTTGGATACCTTACGTTCTTTACCCTTACGATACATATGGAACTGCTTCCTACCTATATATCTTTTAGGTTCTTCAGGGTGACTACAGGTAATTAAGTAGATGAACCCAAAGTAATCATCAGGGTCGAAGTCAGGACCATTGTATACCCAATGGCCCAAGTCTTTTTCACTCATCGTAAGTTACCCTCCCCATAGACTTCTTCAATTGTCATATGGCGTAAGTCATCAAAGCTCCTACGCATATAGATTAGGTTGAAACATACTTCTAGTTTCTCTTTCCAATCCCGGGGGTGCTTCTCTCTCCAAGTAGACCTAACAGCATCTAACATCTTATCAGGCTCTACACCTTTAAGAATCTTCTCAGCAGTCTTAGGGCCTACACCTTTCAAACCCTGGATATTATCTGAAGCATCACCA